TCCCACCATGCTCCAGTCTTAGCATCACGCATCCGTTCATCGGTAAGATTTGAAAGGCTGATAAGAGCCGATCTACGGACTCCTCCGACCACAACAACTTCCGCAATTTTACAGACGAGATCGTGGCATTCGATGGAGGTGAGTTTGCGTCCTGCTGCTCTTCTAAATGTATCCACACTGAACCTAAACAGATCATCCAGTGGCTTTGGGCCAGACGCACGACCTCCGAAAGTTTTGAGTCGGGCACCAGCAGGGCGTACCTTAGATAGGTCCCATCGTGGAATTTGACCTCCAATAAGTAGGGAGACAAGCTCCTTGAAAGCTTTAGCCCAACCAGCCTTGCTGTCTTGGACCACGATTGTCGTATCTGAGTCAGTAAATTCCTCAGCGATTGTAGGTAGTTTGTCCACATATTGTCTCTCCACGGAGAATCCTACTCCAGTACCGCACATTAAAATATAAAGAATTTCATCAAAAGCACGAACGCGATTTACTGCAACATATGAACAGTTGTATCCTGCGGTATTGTCACGGTCTAGAGCCTCGCCTGCGGTCATCAGTGAACGCATGGACGGCATGACTTCTTGATTGAGAACTGCTTGACGTAACTCTTCACGAGTATCCTTATCCAGTTTACACTTGGTGTTTTCTTTCAGGTGCTTGTCGAAATAGTTAAAGTAACGATTAACTGTTTCTTCCCAAGTCTCACGACGGCCTTCCTCCTCTAGCCAACGTGAATACCGTGAAAGATGAATAAACTCTTGATAAGGTGTAGGTAAATGCATATTTAATTTTTCTCCTGTTTGTTAAAAGTAAGTAAGTTTATTTAGCGGTCAGAACTGCCCAAGCGTGAGGAAACAGCGGTTCCAGTATTTTTCCAATTGCCTCAGCAAATCTCTGAACTTCCCACTGAGCGTGGGCGTCTATTCGCTGTTTAAACACACGAGCGTACGCTGAGAGCGATCCCGTCCACCACCACTCAGTGTAGGTACCCTGTGGCAATACAGCCCGTGCTTGCTCTGGGGCAACCCCTAATTCCAGTAATTTGTTGTACACTTCTATATTTTCTGTAACAATTCCGTACAGAAAATCTAAACGTTGTTCTGCAGCTTCGCCTGTAATAAAATCAGAACTGCCTTGTTTGGCTCCGTCTGTAGGAGCAGCACGCCATTGTGGATTATATACCTCTGGTTCGTGTGTCACATAACGACGCGAAATTTCGTTCTCAGTGAACCCAACCTTGTGCTTGAACAGTTGTGTTCGGACAAAGATGGGTGCCTTGATTCTGAGGGTAATTTGCGGGTGCGCAAAAGGCGTCCAATGGTTGTGGTTTGCCAGATATTTGATGAGTCGTTGGTCTTTTTGTGATAAAACACGTGTACCATCTTCTGTGTGTTCCCATTCACTGGTTTTAGCAAATGAGACCCTAGCAGCATTGACAACCGTAAGATCTGAGCCCATATGATCGACATATTCAACGTGTCCTTTGTCTAAAACATTAATTTTCTGGTGAGTAATCGTCGTCTTCATAATTAAAACCTTCATCGTCTTCGTATTCATCGTCTACGTCATCTTCTCCATCGTCTTCCAATTCTTCAAAATCTCCTATTTCAAAATCGGTAATATCAATATCAGTATGATCTTGAGCGTAACGATGTGCTTTATCGTATAGTTCTGGATTTATTTCTTTAATATACTCCATGAACATGAAGCAAAACACAAATATAGGATTATCACTGTCTATTTCAATTTCTTCGTATTCTTTTTTCTTTTCGGGTTCTTCTGGAGTTAAATCTTCTTCCATTTGTTGATCCTTATTTGTGCTTCGAGACCTGACACTGCATTCTCGTTAATGATATTTAGGATTTCAGATGCATCCATTCCATCCATAATCATATCATTAATATCTTTGTGTTTGATATGGTCAGGCCAAACACAAACACGTTTATGTTGATCAACAAGTTTTTCCATGGTATGAACTACTTGAGCGTTTCGTGGTTCGTTGTCCACCACATAAATCACAGAACGAGTTTTAATTTCCTTAGGAACGTTAAACACATCACTCATTCCCACAGTCGCAAGACAGTTAGGAAGGAATAACGAATCTAGTGGTCCTTCAACAACATACACAGTTCCTGTTAGATCTAGACGATCTAAACCGTACCACGACTTGTGTTCTTGATCGTGTGGTTTGATGGTGATGTAACGAACACTCTTACGGGCAGCACGATCTGTGGACACTTTAAGTACTCGTCCTTGTGCTCCTACTAGATGCCCTTTACGATCTAGAATAGGAATCACCAGACGAGGTTCACTGGCTAAACCTTCTGCAGACTCTTTATTAATACGCTTGGCCCACTCTGCAAAATCTTCTGCGTAATACAGATGCTGCCACATCTTCTTGGGAATTTTTCGTAGTTCCACAAACTGGCGGCACATGTGATTAGGTGGCAGTTCTGCAACAGTGGGCAGCTCAATAGTGTACTTCTTTTTGGGCTTCTTGGAGAACAGCATCTTAGGTTTTTCCCTTTCCTGTGTTGGTTGTTTCTCTTTAAACTTTTCTAGACTGTACTCTTTACATAGGTTTGGAGTAACTTTACTCATAAAGTTGTATAAATTCAATCCTACACTACAGTTATGACACTTGTAAAAGAACTCACCTTTCTTCTCAAAGAAGAATCCACGAGCCTTAACTTTGTTCTTGCTGGAATCACCACAGATAGGACAACGACAATTAGCCAGATTGTCTTTCTTCCAACTGAAACGTTCCAGTTGGCCTGACATCAGATTGATAAACTTTTTATCGATGAATAGGGTCATGATCGAAACTTGGAAAAGTCTTTCTTACCAAACTTGCTGGTAAAGCGATACTCCTCGTCCTCTTCTGTGTCCGGTTCTTGATTGGCGTCTGCCAGTTCAGACTGCTCCACATCAAATAGTTTCATCTTGGCACGATTGATACCCACAATAAACTTACGATTGATTGCGGTATCGTTATACCTGTTCTTCAATTGCTTCACCATGATCTGGTTCATTTCGTCCAGCTTTTCTGTAGAGATCAGAGCAAACATAAAGTCTGCTGTTGCTGGTAGACCAAACGATTCGGAAGTGTCTTCCAGACCGATATCGGTGCTGGCAAATCCTGTACGATTGACTTGTGTGGCGGACCAGATTGGTACGCTGTACTCCACAGCCATGCTTCGGAGTTCCTCTGCAATAGCCTTGATGTACATATACGAATTAACGTTACCGTTGTGCTTCATACGACTAGACGCACAGATGTTCAGGTAATCAATAATAATCACGTCTGGCTTGAACTTCTTCTTCAGATTAAGTTCGTCCAGCAGAACACGGAAGTGGTTCACACTGGCACTGGATGTAGGATACTCTTTAATAATAATCTTACCCTTCACGGTTTGCTTTAGTGTGTTCATCTTTTTCTCGTACACTTCCTTGGGAAGTTCACGCAGCGAATCCAGAGTGATGTCCAGCAGATTAGCATCAATACGTTCGGCAATACGTTCCTCGGCCATCTCACACGTAATATACAACACGTTCATGCCTTGTGCAAGACAATTTGCTGCATGATGGCAAAGAAATAAGGACTTGCCTACACCTGTACCTGCCATCACGATATTCAAGGTCTTGATGGGAGTTCCGCCGTTGGTGATGGTGTTAAAAAACTCCAGATCAAACGGAATCCGCTTTTCGATTCGATGATAAAACTCGTATCGTTGATCTGAATCTTCCAAGTAATCGTGACCGATATTAGTATCAAAACTAACTGCAAGAGCATCAGATAGAATACTTGGAATAGCCGTTCGGATTTTGTCCTTGGACTTTCCATCAATGATCTGAATGGACTCCATGATGCCATTGTATAACGCCTTTTCCTTACAGAAGTTTTCAGTTTCTGTGATCAGCCATTCCAGATTGTGCTGGTCTGCAGACTTCTTGTTAAAGTCTTCCAGCATCTCAATACACTCATCGTACTCTTTCTGAGCAATGCCCTTGTGCTTCTCAAGACAGATACTCATAGCATCCTTGGACGGACACGCGTTGTACTGCATCACAAAGTCGTGGATGCACGTATACAACATCTGAATAGGCTTCCTGTGGAAGTATTCATTCTTGATAAAAGGTATAACCTTCTTGTAGAAGTCTTCTCGGAAGAGAAGTGCTTCTAGAAGCACTAGTTCAAATTCTTTCATTACTTGGTCTTCTTAGGTTCCAGTGCAGTAACACGACACGTTAAATCTTGAATTTTGTTCCATAAGAGATGAAAATTATCGCTACGACGAAGATCATTTTGGCGTATATTTTCGCCCAGTTCACGTTGAACGTCCACGATACGTAGATTTAACTTTCGTAAATCTTCGTAATACGTCCAAACAAAATTATACACTGTCCTTCCAATTGCAGCACCAACAACACCACCTACTAGACCACCAACAAACCACCACACAGTATTACTGTCCATACTTAAATTCCTTTGCTACAGCCTCTTCTAGACGCTTCATTACATCCTCGGTGAAATACTTTTCCGGTTCTTCGTTAATGTTCTTCTCGAACGCCTTTTCGCCTCCGGGAAGTTCAATACGAGTAGACACCTTCTTAAATATATCATGCTTTAGAGCAATGTCAAGAAGTCCGTAGTAACGATTCAGGCCACTGTCGTAGTTGAGACGTACATCCACCATCTGGTTTTCCTTGGTGAGGCGGCTTTTGTACAGCTTACAGTGGATGATATTACCAACCACCTGACCGTCTGCGTCCTTGTCCTTCTTCTTGGACAGGTATACGATAGTTGATGCGGCGTACTTAAGACCAGAACCACCACCCATCTCCTTGGTGGGAACGTACGAGCCTACCACGTCGTAGGTGTGGTTGGTCATTACTAGTGGAATACCAGCCTTGCCAAGCTTCAGGGTAAGCACACGGAAGGTACTCTTGATAACCTGAGCACGGGTCATGTCACGTACTTCCTTACCTTCAGCAGTATCGTTCATTTCCTTGCTGGTGCTCAACATGCCCAGTGAGTCCAGTACAACCATCAGGGGCTTACGCTTGTCCACTTCCTGTTCCAGATACTTGTCCACAATCTTGATTAGCTGTCCACGGAACTCTTCAATGGTAGCCACAGGAAATACCGCAATACGCTTGGGGTCTACACCACGATCCAAGAACATGTCTGAGGTGACAGCCTGCTCTGAATCAAAGTACAGCACCATACCGTCCTTGCGATCTTCCAGAAACTTGCGTACCATACCGATGGAAAAGTACGTCTTGCCTGTAGCCGATTCACCAGCCAGTGCAATAATCTTGTTGTCTGCAATACCACCGTACAGCGAGCCTGACACCAGAGCGTTGAACGCGTACGAGCCCGTGTCAATAAACCCACGAATATCACTGCCTTCAATACCGTCTTCAATCATACCTGCGTACTGATTACCCGACTCTTTGATTAGATCATGTAAAAACCCACTCATAATGTATATTCCTTTTTAAATGTAGTTAAATGTGTTGCCAGTTACGCCCAAACACGTACAGGAGTACTAGGTGGCGGATCTAATATCGGAAGTTTATCCAATATATCTTTTGCCAGTTCTCCACTTACTCTCATGTTTACATGAAATCGATTATCAGTAATAAGAGGGCCACTGGGATTCGTGGGATTGGGCTGTGAAATAGGCCCGATCCAACCTAAATCGATACGAATACCGTTAAACCATACCGTTTCTCCGTCGATACCTTCTACCTCAATACCAGAAGATAACAACGCAGTTTTCATAAGTGTTTTATTGTTTGTTCGAAGGAAAAAATCGCTCATAATTAGATTGTGGTAATAGAATTTAGTTCTGTTTGTGAAAAAGCACGAGGCCAATATTTTACACGGCGCAAATGAACGGATGGGCAATTAGTATTTGGGCCGGAGTTAAAAGCCAGACCTCCAACCAAAGTTAAACCAAGAGGTGAAACGTCAGTAACTTCTGTGACTGTACTCCCGTTTATCGATCCACGCAAACGGCTTGTTGTATCTTGAAGAGCAGAAATTGCGTGAACAAATCGTGTTCCGGGTGTTATACTTACCGTTGCATCTATAGGATATGTTTGAAGATACACTTCTCCTTTGTATGTATTGAGCGCAGTATCCATAAATACACCAAATCGTGGAGTGGTGTTTGTTGTGGTAGTAAACGCAACAATACGTGGGTATGATTGAATTGAAGAAATTCTGGTTACATCACCATCGATTAACAGGGTTCCTTGGTATTGGTTCCAGTTTGGTGAGAATGCAGACCAATTTGTTAGATACGCATTATCTGATGTTCTTTGAGCACCTCCCGATGCCGCACCGGTTGGAATGTACGATGAGGTTCCAGATCCAGCTTCATGCATAGGACCCCATACATACATGCTTGTGTTTGCTGGAAGCGTGTTGTTTTCTATGCCATTAGCTTCAGGAGTTGTCATACATATGCTGGCGTAAGCAGATCCTAACCCTGAAGCCATAGTTGCCCCAGATGTGGCACTTATTCGGTACCAACCGTCTCTATACGGCGTAATTGTAGGATTGGTGTAAAACTGGTTTCCGCTCAAACCAGTCACAACAGTACCGTTTACCAGATCAAATACTATACTTTTAGTTGCGTCTGCTGGCACAAATCCTGCACCGGTGGTACGCAATCCTGCGTATGTTGATCCGTTAATACTAGGTTTTTTGGCCCAAAAACTTACAGTGTGATAATCAGACGTTGTTGGTGTTACTGAGTTTCGTACAAATGTGTACGAATTTGAACCGGAATTTTTTAGTATCTTTATTGCTCCGGTTGTTCCGTCTGGTGCGGTCGTCTCTGAGGTATTAAGTGTAACTGTAATAGTTCCTCCTGCAGCATACTCCCATTGTCCACCGGTCATAGCAAAACTGTACGGTATTAAGTTGGTCGCGCTGCCTTCAATCAGCAGGCCGCGAGGCGTGCCTATGACTGTTGGACTGTAATCGAAACGCGGAGCGTGGTACGCAGCACTTGTGGTACTTTGAATATACGGTGCAGACACCGAAATACCGGGCACTAATCGCGGGGCTTTTACAGTGATGGACTGGCTAGTTTTATTTACTCCATCAGAACCTGGACCAATACGTACAGTACTACTATCGTTACCGGAAGTAAACACCAACGAAACAATACCCGGTGCCATTGTTGCCGTACTGCTAACAGGTGTCCCGTTTAAATAATAAGTAGTATTTTCGGGGAATCCTGTTACAGCGAATGTGGTATTGTATGCCGGAGAACCAGTCACTGCAGTTACTTCAATCACAGCGGTGTAAATAAGTCCTTTTTTGGGATTTGCATTCCCCTCAGTAATATATGAAAGAGCGGGGGTGGTATCGACTGCAAGCGTTCGAGAACCTGCAGTTGGAATGGTTGGAAGGTTGCCAACTGCGGTCCAATTAGTCGGTGTTCCACTTCCACCATCCACCCACTCGCTATTTCGCATCATGTTTGCGTTTGCGTACTGTACGTATCCGCTGCTGTTGACAAATGTTGCCGTAGTGGTTCGACTAAACGTAAATATGGAATTTAGAGAGGTTGTAGTAGTAAAATCCAGATTTAAAGTTGAACCATCGCCACTTCTTGCTTTTTTTACCCGTCCACCGTCTGAAACGTCTAGATGATACATGGACGAGTAAAACAAGTCTTGGGCGGTGTTTTGGTGGAACTGAACCCCTGTAGTGGTGTCTTTCCACATTCCATTGGGCTGTCTGACTATAACTCGGCCATCAGGGAATCTTAGTACATTTCCAAAGGGGTTAAACATGCTGCGGGTTCCTCATAAATGTGTATACACTTATATATGTTTACTCTTTATTCATCCATTTTTCTAAAATATCACAAAATATCACAATAATAACCAAAAATACCAGGGTTGACAGGTCCATATGTGCGCCCTTACACAAAAAAGTCTTCCAGCGTCGGCTGGTTTTCAATACTCCAGTATAGCACATCCAGAATAGTTTTCAAGGGTTCTTTGAAAGATTTTTCAAATTGTAGATCCCGGTTCACGTACTTATCTAGGTGGAGCTCTTTAGGAATCTGGTTCATAAACGAAATAACTTGCTCTTTTCCACTTACGTGTGAAAGTGGATTAGGTTCTTTCAGGTAAATAAATTTAATTTTATCTGCTTCACCAACCAACCGGTATTTTTTATCTAATCCATGCTTTGTTAAGAAATGGTTAAACAGTAGTGAACCCTTGACAGCAATAGGTGTGGACTTCTTGTACACGTTCGTCTTGCACGAGTATTTTTCCATACCGGTAACCGAACGTGGAAACGCAATCTCTTCTACAGGTGCAGCGTTAAACTGGTCTTGGAATTCTTGAACAAACCGCTTGACAGCAGCCTCACCCTGATTCATAATCAGTCCTATTGCGGTTTTGAGAGCCTGACGTACAATTTGTGGTGTACTAGACCGTGCGGTTTCAATACCCATGATCTTAAGTTCCGGTTCTTTTAGCAGCACTCCGTCTTCGCCCATCATCACGTTAAGCATATACCGTTTCTTGGCGGTCCATATACCCTTACTGCAGATACTTTCACGCTTCATACGCATCTTCTGATCGTATGCGTTTACACGCGTGGCCAACTTCTCGTAGCTGTCTGCAATAAACGGTTCAATCTTGTCCTTACATAACTTTTCCAAAGTTGTGGTGATTTTTTGATTGGTAGCAGGCTTGGTAAAAATCTTTTGCACAACTTTATCCAGACACAAGTACACCGAATCGGTGTCTGAAGCCACCACAAAGTCTACGTCTGTGGTACCGGCCATCTTGTTCAGGTACTTGTTTAATTCTTGTTCAATCCAACGAATTGCCAGTTTACCGGAAACAGTTATGGCTTCTGCACAATCAATATCGTAAAACCTAAAATAAGGATTTCCCACTGTTCCAAAAGCAGAGTTTAGCTGAATCTTACGGACCAATTGAAAGTTATGGTATTTGGTTATATCAAACTCTAATCGATCTCGTTCTGCCTGAGATGCAGTATCAGGCAGAGCCTTTAGTTCTCTCTTGGCATCCAACATCTTTTCCTTGTACAGCTTACGCTCACCGTACATGGTTTCCATCAACTCTGGAAGAAATCCTTGTTTGTTTCGTGTAAAATACACACCATTAGCCGCAATAGTGGTGTTATGTTTTTTGGCATATTCGTAATGGTCTTGATAACGAATAAATTGCTTGCCAGCCTCTTCAGATTCTGGATTAAGAATATAATCCGGGCTTAAAGTATTTCTTTTACCCAACTTATCCTTGGTTTCTGGAGAAATATTAAAACCCATAATAAGATGGGGATACAACGAATCCAAGTCAAACGACACAATCCAGTTGTGCATGCCCACCTGAGGATCTTTCACATACGCACCCTCAAACTGCTGGGCTTTCTCTTCTGCTTGGGGCTTCAGAGGAATCACAACACCCTTGGAGTGGAGGTGATGGTAGATAATACAGTCCCACGTCTTGACCTGACTGAACGTATCCGTAAAATTAACTTTGGCATTGTACGCCAGAGCCACCACCAGTTCCAGCAGTTTCAGCTTTTTGTCTAGTTTCTGAACCAGAGTAACGTCATGAGAGTTGTACTCCATGAACTTCTGGAAGTCGTTGGTGTAGAACTCACGGATACTGTCGTGTTCGGTATAGTCCAGCTTCCTCTCGCCCAGTTCCACCTGAGCGATATGGTTCAGGGCGTACGACTCACGATTGGTGTACGTAAACTTGATGTACAGTTCGTAGTAGTCCAGAGTAGCCACACCCAGCAGATCAAATACTGTATGGTCTTTACCCTTACGGTTAATAATCTTTTCTTGGATCTTTTTGAACGGAGACAGCCGCTTGGCGGTCTTCTCGTCAAACAGTTTAGCAATACGCCCGTAGATGTACGGAATATCAAAGAATCGGATGTTCCATCCCGTAATAATATCAGGATAGTGTAGCTCCCAATACTCCAAGAACGCCCGAAGCATGCTGCGTTCGTCTCCAAACACGTGGCACTCCACACCGGGCAGGTCAAACTCGTGTAGAGCAAACGAGACACGCTTACCGTCTGTCTCAATGGTAATAGCGTTGATGCGTTCGTTGGGATCGGAGATAGACGGGAATCCGTCTTCCGATTCGGTCTCAATGTCTAAGAATCCGATACGAAGAGCCTTGTAATCGTATTCCACTTCTCCCGGATACGTCTTGGCAATATACTGTGCGGTCCAGTCGGTATTACCGTAGATCTGGAAGTTGGCCACGTTAGAGTATTGCTCAATGGTGTCTTTACATTCAGAGATAGAACCGGGGCAGAACTCGTCTAGTGGAAGACCTTCCAACGATCTCCACGGAGTCGCCTTGGTTAGTGACGGAGCGAACAGCGACGGAAGAAACTGGGTCTTCCGTGTGTACCGCTTCCCATCCTTATAATAAATCTCGGCAATGGTATCACCGAAACAGTGTACAGCAGTGTAAAATTCAGCCATGCTTCTTGTCTTTTAGATACGAGTGTAGTAGCACCATGTAGTTGATTACATCTACTATTGTATCCTCAAAAGACTCGTTGGCAACCTCAAGTTTGCCCGATTCCATAAACGAAGATAGGCGGCTCATCTTGTCGGTTACACGGACCAAAAATCCTACTTCGGTTGGGCAAATACCCATGGCTTCCACGCGGGTAAAATTAGCAAACGGCTCTACACCGTTTCGACCTGCGTAATCTGCATTTTTTTTCTTCATCAATTCACGGGCGGTATTGCACAGCATCTCGTGATTACGAATCAGGTCATCTCGCGTCATCCGTGTACTCCTGTTGATCCAAATCCACCACTACGACTGGTCTTTTGCTCGGGCTTTGTTTCGGTGGGTTCAATACTGTACTGTAGTACAGGAACCAGTTCACCTTGAGCAATACGTTCGCCATTATGGACAAACAAATTTTCGTTTGAAACATTCAGAACCATAATATGGGTTTGTTCCACGTAATCCCAATCAATGATACCTTCAGCATTAGCCATTACTAGACCTTGCTTCAACGCCAGACCAGAACGGGCGTGAACACGCACAGAGTATCCTTCGGGGATATCAAATACAAGACCAGTAGGAACCAGAATACGTTGACCCGGTTCAATCTTTACGTAACGGTCTTCAGTGGTCTGGTGAATGGCCACATTACACTCACGGTTGTTCTGGCAATATCCACGCACCTGAAAAATATCATTTCCCAGATACGCCTTCAGATCAAAACATGCAGATCCGGGGGTTGCAAATACTGGTGGTTGTGCGTCTGGATGGACTTTATAGTATTTCAGCATTTGTCATAGTATACATTAAAAAAATAACAAAGTCAAATAATTAATCCCATCTTACCGATTGTACCGCATCACATGCTGCCGGTCTGGTGTTTTCTGTTCCATCCCAAACAACAGATAAAATTTCCTGTTCTTTTTGATTTGAAACGGTACGAATATTTTGAATCTTTGTTTTAATTTCTTCTATTTCTTCTGAAGATAACAGTCCTAAAGCAGCATTTCGTTGTTTGTATTCTGGTGCGGCTTCAAGAATAAGAGTTTTGGCTTGTTCACGAATAATTTGAAGCTGATGGTCTACACACCGATAAAAATGTCTTTTATCGATAATTACAGTTTCTCCTGTGTCTTCATCGTAAATTGTATGAATCATTACGTCCATAAAATCTCCTTTATACGTGGTTCCACTCCATCACTGGAGTAGGTGCCACAGCATTAATATAATTAACGAAAGCAAATGTTGTTCCTGCTTGAGTGATACTGGTTGGGGCAGTAAATCCATCAGTGTCTAAAACAGGAGCGTAATTCTGATAACCGGTTACGTAATTATCGGATCCGTAAAGATTTATCGATCTATCGTTACTGTGTGCGTACGTGGGAAGCGAATTACTGACTGTTACTGCCATATAAAATGGACCTGCAGGCACGCTAACTAATCCTGAAGCATTTGTTACTGTTACATAGTTAAAAGTACTAGCATTGGCCGTTAGTCCTCCAGATACGTACAATCTAGATTGTGGTAACCCTGTTAAAGGATTCACAGTCCATACACTTAGATATAAGTTCATAGCAACTGAAGGCGAATTTGCGGCTATTCTTATATTCTTCAAAGATATCGCTCGTGGTGCTTGATGTAAAACAAAATAAGTTCTGTTTGGTGTTAGTGTGCTAGTACTAACAGAACGAGAACCAAAATACGGAGAAGTGTAATACGGTGTGCTACTTGCACTGTAAGCAGTCACTCCGTTAGGAAACGTATATACCGCAGTAGATGAAGTGAGCCCCGCCGGTGCAGATAGATTAGCAAGTGCTCCTGTTAAACCATTCACAGAAGAAACCACATTTGTAAATGTTTGTCCGTTTAGTGAAATAGTACCCTGAAATGTGATACCACCAGAAGCACTGATACCTTGGGCAGTACTAATTTTGCCAAACAGTTGAGTTAATGTTGTAGAAGAATTACCAATAGTTGTAGTATTAGAACCAGAACCAACAGGTTTATTGCCGCCTATAACTACTTCATTAGTAACATTGTCTCCACTGGCTCTAGCTTGAAACCCAATATACACGTTTGCATCACCAGATAAAGTATGATTGGTATCTGACGAAGTTTTGTATTGACCAGCACCATATCCTATAGCAGTATTAGAATTACCTGTGGTAATGTTTCGTAAAGCAACTTGACCTACAGCAGTATTTTTTCCTGTGTTTGTTAAAGCCACCAAAGCTTCGCCACCAAAAGCAATATTTTCTGAACCGCCGGTTAAACTGTATAATGAATTGTAACCTACGGCGGTATTGTAGTTACCGCCTATTATATTAAGCATTGACCCGTAACCGATAGACGAATTATACGTACCTGTTACCAGATCACTACCTCTTTGTGAAGCACCACCAACAGCAACGCAATTAGACGCCGATGTTGCGTATAACATAGAACCGGGACCTATAGCAACACAATGGTCGCCACTACCAGTTTTATAGTTTAGAGCATAACGTCCTATTGCCACACAATCATTTACTGTTGTGGCTTGTGCTAACGCATACGCACCCATTGCCACGTTTCTACTGCCCGTATTGATTGCGGCTCCAGCATTAAAACCTAATGCAAAATTTTCCGTTCCCGTTGTTAAACTTTTTAGTGCATTGGATCCTATAGCTACCGCACCGTCTGCTCTATTTACTAACAGAGCATTATATCCTATAGCTACTGTATCGGATGCTCCAGTAGTCCCGCCCAACGCATCAGTACCTATAGCAACGTTTCTACTACCTGTAGTTAACACATCACCTACACGAGGACCTAATAGTGTATTATTTGTGCCGGTGGTTAAAGCAATTCCCGCACCGGTGGCTCCTATAATCATATTATCAAATGTTAAACCGTTTCCTGATGTAAATCGGAATCCGTTAACGGTTCCAACAAAAGTTATACCGCCAGATGCGCTAATACCGGCATTAAATGATTGAAGAGCTGTAAATGTATTGGCCGCAGATGTAGTAACACCAGACACAGCACCTGTTAGTCCATTAAAAGTAGAAACATAATCGGAGAATACCACAGTTCCTGTAGAACCGTTAAACGACCCAACTCCAGTAACAGCACCCGTTAACCCATTAAACCTAGTTACTCCGATATGTGAAAGTGGTGTATTTAACCATTCACTAGTGGCCGTATCGTAAATTAACACGTCGTCGTCTTGCACACCACTAATAACAACGTCCGATAAAGAGTCTAAATTGGTAGCAACACTACCACCACCACTGGATGTGGTGCGGAACTGTCCTGCTTGAATAATACGAGCATTGTTTGCAGCAATAGCTGTGTCTAGATTAGTTACGTTATATTTCACAATAATAAACGCTACCAATACTGCGTTAGTTGCGGTGTTTGTGATTTCAGTAAAATCTTCAAGATGGATATTGTTTGCTGCTTCTGAAAGGCTGGCGTATTGTGATCGCCCGTAATACACACCTAAAACGTTGGGTGTTCCGGGAAAAAAGAATACTCGTTGAATGGTAAATGGAGTAGACGGTGAAACTGCGTGAAGAATTCCTGTGCCGTCATCATATGATGTAGGATCAATGCCTGTGGTTATACCGGTTACTGTAACGAAAGATCCTGCGGTTATTCCACGGTAGTAACGCCAAATTTCAGCGTCTGTTTTAGCAATATCTGAAACCACACTGGGATTGTTTGGATCGTTGGGGTAGTTACGACCAAGAACAAATGCAGTACCACTAGTACGGTTTAGTCTAAGATTTCCGCCATTGGCTTGAATGGTGTGGCCACTTACTTTCATTGGACCAAACGCACGAATAAACTGTTCGTACTGTTTGTCGGTGGCATACGACACGTTGGGAATAGTTCTTGCCAACGAAATGTACGAACGGGTTGGATGAACTAGTGCACCTAACGCAATAGTGCTGTTTACTTGATCGTCTGTAAAGAATGCGGCTTGTTGGTGTAAGGTTCCGGTGCTGTCAACGTATACCCACGTGGTGTCTTGTGAGCTTAAACCTGAAAGTGTCACACCTGTTTTGGCGGTCCAGTTTACTCGTGTAATCACAGGATTTGGTTCTGCTGTAAAGGTTGCTCCGGTAGTAACAATATATCCTGAACCTGCAGTGATGTCAAAAGTGGCAGTGTTGCCTGCGTTAATACTAAGCAATCCACCGTACAGCAGACCTGTGCTCAGACTGGAAGCGTAAATGTTGCCTTGCACGCCGTACAGCAGTCCTGCGTCCAGTGCAGAGGTGGCTCCATCGTTTCCTGCGTGCCAAACAATATTTCCTTGAACCGTTACAGGACCACCATCAAAGCTTGCACCATATGCACTAATACCAGAATTAAACGTTTGAAGAGGGACAAAAATGTTTGCAACGCTGGTTGTAACTCCAGTTACTGCTCCGGTAAGGCCGTTCCAAGAACCTACACCTTCCACATTAGCTGTCAGTCCGTTAAACGTAAATACTTCATACTTGTCCCATGCGGAACCGTTCCACCGCCAACGAATATTTTGATACTCGTAGACTTGACCGGTGGTTGGATTGGACGGGAAGTTTATAGGCATGGATTACAGCAATTTTAAAAATATTTTATTTAAATATTTTTTAATTTTGTTAAAGTTGTTTCCGTTTCAAATATCATGGTATCTAGCTCTGCAATTTTAGAAACATCACCCATTAGCGTGGCTTGTTTCTTCTGCTCGTTGAGAATGATTAGCAGAATATTAGAAAGAGTTATAGCTCTAGCCAGACCTGAAAAGGTTACAGTTTTAGCACTGGGATTAAAGGTGTAACTGCCTGCTGTATCGGTTCCTAATAGTTGTTTCATCTAAAAATACTCCTGTAGTACTATTTATAGAGCTATACTCATGGCTATCACGAAAGCTTTATCTACCGATCCTGCTGCCTGAGTGTTAGTAATTGTTAAATTTTTTCCAGATTGTGTCAGAGCTATTCCTGTGCCTGCTGTAAAACCCACATCTCCGGTTATTCCATTAAATGTGGTAACGGCTAGTGGAAGAGATGCAGTTTCTGTGATAACAGTCGTGGCTGTTATGCCTGTTGCTAATCCTGCTAGTACTACGAATGGTTGTATAAAATCTGCCATGGTATTTCTTATTATGTATTATACTTCTAATATCTTTTTAACAACTGTATACGTTGTGTTTGCTGTTGTGGGGGTTACTCGTAATAATAAATTATCACCAGAAAGAGTTGTGGTGTATGTGCCTAAACTACCACCAGAACGAACTACTCCGTACTGAGTGTTGTATGTGTTGGTGTTGTCGTGAATTACAGTAATTTTTAATGTTTCGTATGCTGTTGTTGTGGACGCTTGAACAGTAAATTCAATAGTACGAAAAATAGGTTCAGATTCAACAATCACTGTAGTGGTACTGATGGTTTGGTTTGCAGCTGTTGTGGTTAATGGTGTTCTTTCTGTATTTAAATTACATACAAACTGAGAACCAAACTGTATGGAACTGGTAGAAATAAGCTGTGTTCCTGATATAGTTGAATTTACAACCAAACCAGAAGTTAGGTTATAATATAATCCTAAATTATTAGATTCATCATAAATTTGTATTGTATCTGTAATAGAAGAGGTATCACTGTATATAACTAATGGTACTGTGCTAGTATCTGGTGTGGTGAGTGTTATTCCTCTAGCAAATGTTTGAGGCGCAGTAAATGTATTAGCTACAGAAGTGGTAACACCGGTTACAGCACCTGTCAATCCGTTCCAGGTTTGCACACCAGTATTGGTGATTGTGGGGCGTGTTGTTCCGGATACACTAATACCAGTACCTGCCACAACTCCAGTAACTCCTGTAACGTTTCCGGTTGCTCCGTTAAATCCTGTAACACCAATATTGGTTACAGTAACATTAGTGGTACCAGAAATATTAATGCCAGAACCAGCATTTATCTGAGTAACACCTGATACTGCTCCTGTTAGTCTATTAAACGAAGTTACAGCTCCTGTTATACCTTGACCGCTACCTAATATCAGAGTACCGTCAACCTCAAGCGATCCTGTTATCAGACCATTACCAATCAATGTAAGGCCAGATCCGGTTAATCCTCTGTTAAAAAATGCAACACCTTTAGGTGTTATTCCTGCCAGAACATTAGAAGATTCGTCTACTATTTCTACAGCATTTTGAGATCCAGTAGTGTCAGTATAAACAGTAAACGGAACCGCAACAGTTTGATCAGTACTAACACTAAAAGCATCAGTAACAGAGGTAGCTGTTTGTATTAAAAGTTGAGATCCTGCTATTATACTTACTGTTTCTTGAGAATCGTTCACAGTTATGTTAGTAGCAGAACTAGGAACACCTAAAACAAGAGTGCCAGTAGGTGGTGGATACACGTTGGGTGTAGTTATTCCTGATGCGGTAAGACCTGCAGCAAATATCTGTGTGGCTGTAAACCTGTTAGATGTAGAGGTGGTAACTCCTGTAACAGCACCGGTTAGACCATTAAACGACCCAACTCCTGTAACCGCACCAGTCAGTCCGTTAAAACTAGAAACACCAGAGCTTCCAACAGAGCCAGATGAAGAAATAGTAATTATATTATTGGCCGACGATATAGTTACGTTTGAGCCTTCTGCCAGAGTTACTCCACCTGTAAATCCATTTAGTCTGGAAACGTACGCGGTTATTCCGGGATTGTACGAATCCCAAGCGGCTCCGTTCCATACCCATGTACGACCAGCGTACACGTACTGTTCATTTACTGCAGGATTTGATGGAAAATCTAGGGGCATAATAGGTTAAAGGTATTTATACGATATCAAACCAAGAGAAATCTGCACATATCTGTGAACCGGCGTTTATGGGAGTAAGAGTAAATGCTATAACATCGCTAACACCGGTTTGTGTTCGGCCTAACTGGAAATTAAAGCTGTTTACATCGTCTAAAATAAACGCTCCACTACTGCTGATGTAGCCACCAATAATATCGGTACCTCCGGTTATACTGGTTGCTGTTTTATTGTACTGTACGTTTCCACTGTAATGTGTTTCCCATGTTCCACCTGTTATTTCAGGATTTAATAAGATACGATACTGAACAGTATCCGGTTTATTGTTTGTAGTTTCTTGAACTATGGTACTAATATTGGACGGAACAATTACCGAATCCAATCGGTCTGGAGCAAGACGTAACGCAATAATAGGATACTGTGTTCCTGCTACAGTTAATGTTTTAGTGGTTGCTCCGTCGTGTGTAACATTAAAACGGCGGGCAAACCCTTCGTAGCCAGCTTCGCTCATCACACTAGAACATATCTGGGTCATTGTGCTGCCTGCAGCTTGAGCTGTGGTGTTGGTTATCTCGTAACGAATAGGCAATACAGCCGTAGTCATGTATGTTGAAGGATTTATGTTATCGTTATGAAATGTGTGTGCAATCACCGGTTTTCCGTCCACAAAGAATCCGGTACGCACATCACCAACACCTAACCATTCTATGTCTGCCCAAAATATGTTTGCTTTAGTAACGTCTACTGTTCTACCGGACGCCCCAGTACCGTCAAACTTGTCTCCGTTCCAGTCTGATTGGTTTACAGTTGTGGTAGTGTTTAGTGAAGCAGACTGCATAACCAAAGAAAGTGTTAGTCCGTCTTGTTGTAAGAAAATTCCGTTGTACGGAATTCCTGCAGTAGCTCCTCCAGTAATTCCAAAATAACCTACACGTTGACGTAATCCGTCTTTGGGTGTATTCATGGCAAACGTGTTTAAGACCAGTAAAGATTTTCCGGGTTGATACGGAAATACGCGTTTAGTTTCACGGGTGCACTTGCTGCCCAGAGTAGTTCCTACGGTTAATTTAACTGCACTTTCGTTTAGTGCGTATGTTGCGGTTCCGCCGGTCACACCAAAAGTATCCCATTTATCGTTAATCTTGTAACGGTGTTGGCTGTCAAACAGGGTAAACGGTGTTGACGTTCGTAAACGATTAAACGAGTCCACTGCATTATCAACAAAACCAACCTTATTATTAAACAAGTAACTCATATGATTCTCCATCCGTTGTTGTATATGAACTGTAGTGCACCGTTACTTATGTTAAGTACTGCGGTGTCTTGATTGTCTATCTTGTCTGAACCGGAACCAGAAATAGTAATCCAACGATTGATATTGTCTCCTGCATGACCTGATTCGTCTTTTACAACTATTTCACGACCGGTTTCAGGATTTACTGGAAGGGTAATCATAGACTGACCAGCATAACTCACACCAATATAGTAGTCTAAAGGTGTTGCAGAGTATGTGGCACCAGTGATGGATGTGGTTTCCAGTATAGAAATTTTAGACGTTGCGTTTTGTGCGGTGTTGGTTGGCTGAATCCATTGGGAGCTGTTGCCATCGTCTACCCATACGTATTCCACTCCTGTATCTGAGTCCATCCAGCGATCACCCATGGATACGCCGCTTGCTGGTGGGTCTTCTGCGTACGTAAACACTATACCAGTGCCACGTACACTCACATCAACCTGTTTGCCTTTTCTGACAATGGAGACACTGCTGCCCTTGAAATTTAAATCGTTAACAGATTTAATTACACGAGCACTTTCGTGGTACACACCTACGGCACCACCACCAACAGAACCGGTGTTTAACCAACTAAAGTTTTGTGCTACCGTCTGGGCGTCTAGTTTAGTTTTTACGAGTTTGGTTAACTCTTCTTTAAATTTAGATCCATCAAACGAAAGGGTCTGGTCTTCTAGAACTAATGGAAATTCTGCTTGTACAACACCAACGGGGCCCGGTTCTCCAGGCTCACCTTTGGGTCCACGGTCTCCGGGTTCTCCTTTAGGACCTTGAGGACCGGGTGTTCCAGAGTCGCCTTTGGGACCACGTTCTCCTTTGGGCCCCTTAGGACCAACGGGACCAGCAGGACCCTGTTCTCCTCTTGGCCCTTCCGGACCAGGAATTCCTTGGTCACCACGGTCTCCTTTAAGTCCTGGTTTTCCGTCTTTACCAGGTATACCAGGTTCTCCTTTGGGTCCTATAGGACCAATAGGACCCTGTGGACCGCGTTCTCCAGTATCTCCCCTGTCTCCTTTTGGCCCTTGAACTCCAGGTTCGCCCCTGTCTCCGGGCCATCCCACATCTCCTGGTTCACCTTTGTCTCCTTTAGGTCCTTGTGGTCCCTGTGGTCCCATGGGGCCAATAGGACCAACAGAACCTTGGTCGCCCTTATCTCCTTTAGGGCCAGCCCATCCGTCTTCTCCTGGAGGTCCCTGCGGGCCAGGAGGACCCATAGGTCCTATAGGCCCACGCAAACCCGGATTTGGATTGGGCGAAACTACAACTGGAATTACTTTTTCTTCTGTAATCTGGCCTAAATTTTTTCTAAAATAGTCTTGAAATTTGTCCATACATTAATTAAATAAAGTAAATCCTTTAATTTTAGAAATAGATTGACCCCAGAAAACCACAGTCCCTTCCGTCAAAACACCGGCACTCCAATCACGACTACCTCCAGCCCATTGATATGTATTGGACCCAACAGACGGTTTATATGGAGAAGTTATTCCACCATCATCTTCACCAACCCAACAGCCGGAAATATGTAAACTGCCGGTAATTCCAATACCTAGATTGTGACGATACGCTCCATTAATAAACGTAAAAGTAACTCCTGTAACAGAATTTAAAGTTGTACATTCACCGCATTCGTTTCTATCCCAAGCAAAAACAGTACCATCAGATTTTATAACCATGTTTCCATAGTAAGAAGTGGCTATTTTGCTTACAGAATTTGCGGTAGTTTTAAACGTTTTAACTGTTGGTGCACTATTATCTCCGTAATCTATTGTTATACCTAAATTAGTGTCGTAACCACCATAACCTGAACCTATTCTTCTATAACATAATCCGTAAGGACAATTTCTGGCTGCAGCCAAACTATGGCTTCCGCTACCAGACACGTTATAGTAAAAATTATCTCCCCACAATTCTATCTTTCCGTCTGTCGCTAACAATAAATTATGGGATCGACCAGCAGATATATCTGTGTATTTTTTAAAAGAGTATCCCATAGCAGACGTGCTGCCTGCTGCTCCGGTCCAACCACCACCTCCGTAATTTATATTAGTTGGATCGTTTGTTGTAGCTCTTGAAAACTGATAATCGTATGGTGCTCCAGTAGTAGGTTCCCATGCATTAGGAGCAGCAGCGTCTACGTATGCCCAAGGATAAACCGTTATTCCTGCAGGCGTCCATAAATAATGTTCAGGCAGTATTGATCTGTTTAGTGATTCACAACCATTATGTCGTTTATTGTCGTAAGAAGGACCACACCGATACAGCCTTCCACTACCATCGCTGTTTGGTCTTGCGGATCGATCAGAATAGTACTTAAATCCTTCATTACTTTGTGGATGGTATCCTCCAGCCCATCCTGGATTTATATATTCTGGCCAGGTCCAATACTTGTCGGTATCACTTAATTGTGCTGCTTCATTTTTACCCCACGCAACCACATCACCATTACTCAATAAAGCAAGAGCATGTTCTGCACCGGCATCAATTTTACTTACAGTTAGTCCTGCTGCACTAATTTGCCCCATTATTGTTTCTGTACCGTATTGACCGACACCAGAACCGGTAGCTCCCCAACCAATAATTTGACCGTTCTCTAAAAGAGCAACGGTATGATTATACCCACAAGAAATTTGTTTTACATTTTGTGTTTTTATTTGTTCTGGTATAGAGCATTGCCCTTTATCGTTATTACCAAAACACACAACTTTGCCTTCATTTGTAACCAAGCAACCAAAATCGTTAACACTTACACTAATACTTTTAGGATTGGTTATACTATTTAATAAAACGTAAGAATACGTTGCTGGATACTCTATCCATTCTAAATTTTCTGTTTTATTGTCTACTTTTATTGGTGTTATTTTTACAGGCAGTGTTAACCATTTGTATTTGTCTGTAATTTTTAAAGTAAAAATATTTTCACCATTAACATATTGGTATTTGGCGTTTAATAAACTAATATTTTCTTTTATTTTTACCTTCATTTTATAAGTTATTTTTGTTGGTTACAGAAGAAATAGTTAAGGTAAAACCACTCCACCAAGCATTATTTCCACTCCACAAATTATTACCAGAAAAAATAAAAGAACCATATTTATGAGTAGATGTTATTCCTTGTAAAATTGTAGTTATTCCAGAAATATTTCCGGTTATAATTTCATTTGTCGTGAAGGAACCACTGTAATTGGTTACCCCTATACCAAATTGTGTAATTCCCTGAAAAGCGTTAATTGTTGCTATTGCCCCAGAATCATTTCCTGTTATTTTTTCGTTTAATAAAAATCCAGGATTGGAATTTACTATAAATGTTTTTGCATCTGTGCCCATTACATTATTTTTAAAGACTGCAGAATCAAAATAAAATAAACTATAATCCGAAAGTGAACCAGAACTTAAAGAATAATTTATTGTAAAAACTCCATTATTAACTGTATTGTCTGAAGCATCAATGTACTCACACAATCCATTCCACTCTAAATGAGAACTGCTTCTTCCTTTTAAAAGAATTCCTGGTGATGTTCTAGTACCATTTATATTATTTCCTTTACATGTTATTGATTTTTTTACACAAGATCCCTTTAATCCCACATTTCCCGAATTAATAATATTATTTCCTTGAAAAATCACATGATTAGCAGAAATATATGCGCTGTCTACCTCTGCACCACCAACATTT